AGATCTATTATATTTAAAAGTTGGAAAGAAGAAGCCATAGATATACTTGGTGGTACAAGATGTGGTAAGATCCCTTTTAAAGATAGATCAACACTGACTCCAGAGGAGTTAGAGAGGCAGAGAACTATTAGATGTTACAAACTTGTTTATGGTTTGTTATCATTTAATAATGGTAAAACTGCACAAGGTAATGCACACAATGTAGAAAATCTACCAATACTCTACAGAGTAACAGGTACTGCTTTCTCTCCTGTAAGTGCAGCACTTGATCAGTTAAAAAAGAGAAAGAAACTTATGTTTAATTGTACTTTTACATTAGACACTAAGCGACAGAAAAAAGGCGGTAATGTATTTTATGTACCAGAAATACAGGTTAATGCAGAGGAAAACTTACAGTTATCTGATATGGATATGGAAACTTTAAAAGTATTTCAAGATTCTATAAACGAAGAGAACGATGAGGTAATAGCTGCATATAACAAAGCTAAAAGTAGTAAATTAAATGGTGAGGATAAAATTGATGCAGAGGTAGTTGAGGAAGTTAATGATACTGCACCAGAAAAAATATTATCTACATAATGAATAATATACTACTAAAAGTTCAAAGATATCTTGATACTGTATCTAAGTCTCCTGTAAAGCTAGATAGTAAGTTGGTTCAAGAGTTTGGTGAGGCATGTAAAAGTGCCTTACTAAAACAATTTGAAGATGAAAGACGAGATAAGTTTGAACCTAGAATGTCTAACATAGGTAGACCTCTTTGCCAATTACAAATGGAAGCTAAAGGTATAAAGGGTGAGGGTCAACCTTACAATGTTAAAATGAGAAATACATTTGGTGATATCATAGAAGCATTAGCTATATTAGTTATGAAATCTGCAGGTGTTGATATAAAGAATGAACAAAAAAAAGTAATTTATAAATTTAATGGAGATAAAATTGAAGGTAGACAAGACGTTGAGATTGATGGAAAAGTTTGGGATATTAAAAGTGCATCACCATATTCATTTGAAAAAAAGTTTGGAGAAGCAGGTGGATTTGAAGAAGTTATTAGAGAAGATTCATTTGGCTATGCATCACAAGGTTTTCTATATGGAGAGAGTCAAGAGAAAGATTTTGGTGGTTGGATAGCTATAAATAAATCTACAGGTGAGTGGACAGTTTGTGAAACACCCGCATCTATAGAACAACATAAGAAAGCAGCTTTGACATCTGCTAAAAAAAATTATAAAGCATTAAAAGAAAACAAACCTTTTAGTAAATGCTATGATGATGTTGCAGAAACTTTTAGAAGTAAACCTACTGGTAACAGGGTTTTAGGTTTTGTATGTTCTTATTGCCCATACAAATTACCTTGTTGGGGTAAAGATAAATTACAATTATTACCTCAGCAACAATCAAAAGGTAAAAATCCTAAGTGGGTTTGGTATACAGAAGTCAATAATCCTAAACAGGATGAGGCTATAGAGGTAGGTGGTTAGTAGTTTGAGGGGTCTACTTGCCACCAACTCTTTATTATGATATACTTTATAGTATTTAAAAATAAAAAGGATAAAGATTATAAATTGTTTACTAATACAATATTTGATAAAGAAGATGAAGCTAACGAATTTGGTAGAAAAAGTATGAAAAAAAATTATGAACATAAAGTTTTAGAATATAACAAAGATAATCATGATAGGTATTGGAAT